CCGGGCACGGCGCCCGGTGAGCTAACTTTATGCGATTTTATGCGACGCTGTCAACGGGCAGCGCGGCGCCCGGATCTCGGCCTGCGGACCACGGGCCGTAGGTTTCAGAGGTTCAAGGGCGGCAGGCGGGGCCTTGTTTAACTGGCCAAAACAAACGCCGCCCCGAAGGGCGGCGAGATAGGGCCGGAGAGGCGCGGAGCGGCCCGCCTAGCGGGCAAGCTCGAACTGAGCGGCCGACCTAGCCGACCACGGGCCACGCTCAAGTGCGGCGATCTCTGCGGCCGTCAGGGGATACGACCGGCCAGCCCGGTCTATCCGCTCGCCGTCAATGATATAGGCAAGACCGGACGTCGGGCCGCGCGGATCTCCGGACCACCACGCAGAAAAACGGGACCGGCGGCCGGGGATTTTGATTCCGTGATAAACGTGCGTCGCGTGCATCGGTCAAGCCTCCCAACTGTTGTGGATCTCGCCACCGGCGCCGACAATCTCCCAGCGGTCGCGGGGGCAAGTGTCGAAGTCGGCACCATCGGGGAAGGCCACGCGTTGCACGTGGTCGCGCTGGTAGAACCGGACGCCGGATCCCAGCACGCAGCACAGGGTGTTGACGCGGTCGCGGGTGGTGACGGTGCCCCAACCGGCCAGCGTGACCCAGATAGAGCCGTCGGCTTCACGCTGGGCGATGCGGTTGCCGTGCAGATAAACGGCTTGCCCATCGGTGCGGGTGCGGGCGGCGGATGCGGCGACACCGGCGGCGAAGGCGCGGGCGATTTTCAAACTTTCTTTTCTCATAGCTGGATTCTCCATGTTGACGCGGTCGCGGGTGCGGCCGCTGGGGGTAGGTTATGCGATAGTATGCGACCCTGTCAACAGGCACGAAAAAACCCGCCCCGGATCCGGGGCGGGCCAGCGATCACGCGGCGGTCAGGTCAGGCGCGCTTTGCGGCGGCGGCCAGCGACTCGGCTTTGTTGTGCGTTACGTGCGCCGTCAAAAAGCCAAGCTGGGCCTTGTCGAGCATCTCGCCCCGCATCGGCATAAGCAGGCAAAACAAATCCTCGCGGCCGGGGAACGTGACCACCGCCGGGCCGCTGCCCATGGGATGGATCACCGGCATGATCTTTTTCCGGGTAGGGGATAGCGCTTTGCCCACCTTGCCCATGTCGGCCAGATAGGCCGGGTTGAATTGCGCGAGCTTGCCCAGATCCTCGCTGATGGTCTTTTGCGAAGGCACTACGCGCCGCCACTCGGGGAACGTCCCGTCCACCGGCTTGAACGTCACGTCGCCCAGCGTCCAGACGTCGCCCGTGCGGGTCAGGTGGATGCCCAGCCCCTTGTATCCGGTCAGGGCTTTTTTGACGGCTTCGGTAGGGATGATGAAACCGGTGGGCGGCGTCACCGCACCGTCCGGGGCAAGGGGGCAGCGCCCGCAGAAAAGCCGGTGCCCGTCGGTCGAGACGAGCACCACGTCGTCGTGGTCAGGATGGACATACACGCCGCGCAGGTAATAACGCGTTTCTTCGGTGGAAACGCAAACAAGCGCGGCGGCCAAGACGTCGGTCGGGACAGAAAAGGAAAAGTCGGTCATGTGTAGCTCCATGTGAAAAGGGCGGGGAACAACCCCCGCCCGATAACTTTATGCGATTTTATGCGAGAACGTCAAGAGGTGACTTTGTCCAGCAGCGCACCAGCCTTTTTCTCGACCTCAATACGCTGATCCTGATGGGGCACGTCGCGGGCAATCGCGGTGATCGCTTGCGCCGCATCCCAGACGGATTCGACCGGGCGGCCCTCTTCGACAAGGTGACGGGCGGCGGCGGCCTTGGCCATGCGCTGCGAAAGCCCGGCGCGCTTCACAAGGAAGTCGAAACGATCATCGTCATCCTTCGCCACGATCGCGGCCTTGGCAGCGTTGACGCCTTCAAGGAATGTCGCGGTCGCACCCTGCGCAAAGGATTGCAGAGCCGGGCGGGCTTCCATGGCGAAACGATCCGGCGCGAATTTGGTGTGCCGGATCTTGATCTCCTGAAAATTCTCCACGCCCCACAAGTTGCGGTTCATGCAGACGCCGCGCAAATACATCGCCGCCACGCCTGCCGTCTTCGATCCCGTCTCGCTGTTCCAAGCGTAGAACCCGCGGAACACCAGATCGGGCTCGCCGCTGGGCAGCTTGCCGATCTCGATGGGGTTGCGGTCGTCGACAAGGAACACGAACACGTCTCGGTCGCTGGCGAATAGGGTGGTGGTGTTCATGCTGACGGGGATCTCCGGATCGTAAACGGCCAAGCCATTGCGGTTGCCGACCATCATGCCCGGCACCTTCCAACGGCCACCGGACGCGTCGACCAGATCTTTGATCGGCTTGATGATCTCCCAATCGAAGATCCTACCGTAGTCCGGACCGGTTGCGGCGCGGATCTCGCCCGCCGTGTCGCCCACGATCTCGCTATCGTAAACCTTCACCAGTTCCTTGCCGCGGTTGTAGCGCAGGCCCCACTGCATACAATCGGCCGCCAGAGGGGCAGGCAGGTCGCGCAGGTAGCCCGCCGGGGCGCCAGAGAGCTGGGCAAGCTGGCCAAAGCTCCAGTTGGTCGGGGTGCTCGCGTTCTCCTGCCGGTTCTCGTCGGTGTATTCGACAAAGATCTGGCCCACCGACGGGTTGGTCTCGTCGAGCTCGCCGACGATCTTCATCTTGTGGGTGTTGACGATGCGGCTGTTCATGCGGGCCGCATCCTCGCGCTTGAAGCGCAGCATCTCGTCAAGGCTAAGGAACTTCTGATCCGCAGGACGGTTATACCACTGGGCGCTGACTGCGCCGTTGCCGATCCCGTGGGCGAATGCGTTGGTTTGGTAGGTCATAGCTGGTTCTCCATTGAAAAAGCCGAGGGGACATCCCTCGGCTCTCCTTGTCGCATATTATCGCAGACGCAGCAAGAACTTTTTTCAAAATTATTTGCGGCGTCGAACTTTCGGGGGTTTTCGCGAGTTGACGGCATCATACTGATCCTTGCCGTAAAGAAACTTGTATAGCCAATCGAGTAGAAACATGCGGCGCCCTCAGTGGATGACAACGGCGGGGGCGTCAAAGCGAAGGATCGAGCAAATCTCAAAGCCGCCGCGTATGTCGAGCTCTTCAACTTCAAATGCCCGGTCGATCAACTCTCCCATGGAGAGATCCGACCGATCGCTCTCGATATGCGTCAAGAAGTAATCGCCCGCCTCTGCGACGTCGGGCTGCCACGTAAGGTAATAATGAGTCATAGCTGTTTCTCCAACATTGAAGCGGCCGACACCGTGCCGACCGCTATGCGACTTTATGCGATTACCTTGGAGAAATCAAGCCCCAAACCTCGTCCCAGTTGGGCGGCCAGACCGAGTGGTAATCCGGTTCTACCTTCAGGCCCTCGAACCTCAGATCCATCGCCTTGCTCCCATGGAACAAAAAGAACTGCTGCGGCTCGTTCTTTGTCTTCATCTTCTGCACTGCGACCCAGACGCTCGACCGGGCATGTCGGGACAGCCAAGAGATCTGATGCGGACGCAGCTCGACGGCATTCCCTCCCGTGGCCTTCAGCTCGATGAAGTGGAACAGGCCGTCTTCATCGCAGGCCAGAACGTCAGGGATGCCGGGAACCGCCCACGTCTCAATCCTCGTCGTCGTCAAGTCCCTGTTGGTCTTCTCCGTCGCTTCCTTGAACTGACGCCAGAAGCCGCTCTCGCGCTTTTTTACGGTTGCCGGAGTTGCTACTTCCTTCGGGAGTAACGTCGATAGTGATCGGGGCATAGGTTTCCTTTAGCTCTTGTAGCGCCTTCAGCACTTCCTCCTTGCTCATGGAGTCGATGCTGCCGTGGCGGATTTCAGATTTGTTGACGTAGATGTCGCCCTGCGCTTGGCCTCGCCGGTATTCGGCTTGGACGGCCGCAGAGTAGGCGCCATTCTGCAAAGCCAGATCGCGGATGATCTGAAGGTCTCGGATGTGGCGCTTGTAGCTAATCCCGTATTTCAGATCGAGCTCGTCACGGTAGGCACGGATGGCTGCCACCACGTGGGGGCAGATGTGCGGGTTGGTCATCTCGTAGGCACGGGTGTGAGCCGAGCCCGGCGCAAAGCCTGCGTTGATTGCCGCCTCCCGCAGGGTGATCTGCCCATCCTTCGAAACAAGCTCTTTGACGAACAGTTCTTGCTTGCGGGTCAGGGGCGTATGGACGCTGACCGGTTGGTTCCCGCGCCTGCGTTTCTCCGGCACGACAGGATCGCGTTTTGCAGGCCGAGCCATGCTTTCCTCCAGAACAGTTAATAACCAGTAAACCTTACCAAATCCGGTCTGTTCCGAAAAGCCCCCTATATATATAGCCAGCAAATTCAAAAAAAAAAAAAAATCGTCGAGACCCCCCTTAACGCACTTTGGCTCCTTGGCCTCCGGCCCCCGCCCGGCAGGGTTACAAATACGGTGGCAACGGCACATTTTTGAAAACGACTTTATGAAACTTCTATCCCTATATATATAAAGGGAAATTTGCCTCTGGTTACTCGGTTACGCCGGTTTCGGCCATTTTTACCATTTCATCTTTTTTCTTTTTCAGAACCCATATAATAAGGGCGAGCACTTTGTGTGCCCGCCCCGTGGTCCGTGGTCCGCGCTGCGCGGTCATTAGTCATCTCCAAGGAAGATTTGCGCGGAGCTTGCCCAGAGGCAGAAGGACGGTCTGGACTGGCCGCCTGACCCATAGACGTCGGCTTTGGCGATTTTGCCTTGATTGAAGAGGCGCAGGAGTGCGTTGTGTGCGATGGTGGAGTCTGTCCCGAGGTCCGTGGCTATTTCTGCGGTAGTCATGTATCCGTCTGTTTCTTTGACGGTTTCGAGTGCGCGATCGTCGATTGTTTTGTCTGGGGCTGCTGTTTCGCGGTCCGCGGCGTATGTGACGGGTTCCTGCTGCGGTTGGTCTCGGTTGATCCGGATGACGAACCACGGTGTTGCTTCGTTGGCGTGTCTATTTGGTGCGATGGTGGCGTTGGCTGTTTCGCCTTCTTTGATGTTTGATGCTTTGACGACGGAGAATGGGATGAAGGCTTGTTCTCCTGTGTCGGTTCGGATTCCGAAAGCGGATCCTGTGGAGATGATGTTACGGCAGAAGATTTCGACGGATTCCATGTTCGTTGGTCCTTCAGTGTTGTGTTGCGTTTTTGGCTTCATCGAAGGTGTTGACGTAGTCTTGCAGTGTGATTGCTGCGTTTAGGATGACGATGACTGCGTGTCGTGTGCTTGGCGCGTAGACTTGTGCGATGGTCATTATGAGTGCTTCGACGTGTGCGGGCTCCATTTCTGTTGGCAAGCAATCGAGTGCGTTTTGGACTTTTTGTGCCACCTCGTCGGTGTTGTTCAATGTGGGCACTCCTCTCCTCTCTCCCACCATTTGTCGATGGGAGGGTGGCGTTCGGGTTCGGTCTTTGTCACGGGCTTCGGTTGGTCTGGCTTCACGAGTCCCAGTTCATCTGCCAGTTCATCTTCGAGCCATTTAGGCATTGGTTCGTGGTGTATGGTCATTGTTGGTCTCCGCGATGTGGTTTTTGGCCAGCTCGACGAGTGCTTTGATTGCCTTGGCGTTTTGCTTTGTCGCTTCTTGTTTTGCGTCCATTTCGATGATGTCCGCGAGCCGCGTCATTCGGGCGAAGATGTGTTCAAGTGCCACTGCGGTTTTCCTTGTTGTAGCGTTCTGCGTTTTCGAAGATGCTTTGTATCAGGCGGCGCTCCTTGAATCCGTGGCGAATGCTTTTGATGTGCCGATCCCGCTCGGCCTTAGTCCGTGCGGCGAACGCTTCCATTGGCACCCACAGCGCGCGGGCCAGCCTGTATGAAGTGTTGTAGGTTGGGTTATCGACGCGTCCCGCGGTCAGCGTTCCGAGGGTTCCTTTTGGAAACGGGGCCTCGCGGCAGATGTCTGTGAACGTGCGGCCCTGTTCCTCGTGCTCCTTGAGGTATGCCCGCAGGTTAACGGTGAAGATTGAGACGAGTTCCATCATTCGGGCTCCACGGCGCGCAGGTTCGGCTTTCCGCCTTCGAGAGAGAGCGAGATCTGCTGTTCTTTTTCGTCTGCATTGATGCGGTTGAAGACGGTTCTGAAGACGTCGTCGAGGAACAGGTCCATTTCCTGTTGAGTTGTTGGCATTTTGATCGGCTTCATGTCAGTAGACCCACGAGTAGAGGAGCGATGCGATGGCGCCTGCGCCGATTGCGTAGGCGACGAGGCGCATGTTTTTGCCGCATGGCTTGTCGTCCATGAGGTTCATGTATTTGTGGTCGGGCAGGGTTGGGTCGATCCGGATTTCGATGCCGTTGTCGATTGCGAATTGATCGACGACGCGGATGTCCCAGAGGGTCGTGTTCCGCGGTCCGGGCATGTTGGTGCGTTCGACGCGTTCTCCGGGCGGGAATTTTTTGGCTCTGACCCAGCGGTATAGTGTTGTGATGGAGATTCTGAGGCGCGTGGCGGTGTCTTCGGCATTCAGGTAGAGTCGATCAGTCATTTTTTCCTCCGTTGTTCGACATATTACGAATATGTGCGAGACTATGCGATGATGTCAAACAAAAAGAAACCCCGGACAAGGAGAAATCCTGTCCGGGGCTCTTTTGCATTGTCATGGAGGTGGCCAGCTACTGCCACGTGGGATGGATCGCATACTCTCCCGTAAAAGGCAAGCGCTTTTTAGCTTGGATCGTCGACGAGGCGGTTGCGCGGCGTAGGCGGCTTGGGTTTCTTCAGCTCGCGGCCCTTGTGCTTCTCATAAATGTAGCAAAGCTGCCCGCTGATTGTGCGGCCTTCGCGCTCGGCGGTTGCTTTGACGTCGAGATAGAGCTCGCGCGGGACGAGAATGCTTTTCCAGCGGGTGGTATCCATGGGTCTGTCTCCGTTTTCGGGCCATGTCTACGATAATATGGGATAATATGCAAGAAAAAAGCCCCGCCGAAGCGGGGCCAGTTGAGGCGAACACCCACGGGGAGCGTTCCGAGCAGTGCCTCATGCCGAGGCCTCTTGAGCTTCGCCCCATGACGGGCCGATGTCAATATCGCATTTGCTCGGCACTTCGAGCGGGATCGCTGTGGCCATGACGCGAGAGATTTCCTTGGCCTCGTCCAGATCCTTGACCGACATCGCCAATTCGTCGTGGATCTGAAGCATGGGCAGCTTGCCCATCTTGTAGAGGTCCACCATCGCCTTCTTGGTCATGTCTGCCGCAGAGGCTTGGATCAACCGGTTCAGCGCTTTGTAGGTGTAGGCACGCCGCAGGCGCGTCGTTGGGCCGTAGGCGTCGATCGCTTCCTTGTAGGGCAGCGCCTTGTTCATCTCGAACCCATCGGGCTCCCACATGTCGAAGCGCAGCGCGCGGCCGTAGAGCGAGCGCAGGCGGCCCTGTGACGACCGCTCGTTCAGACGGTTCATTACGCCGTTGGTCAGGCCTTTCACGAACGGAACACGCTCGTGATACTGCTTCAGGAGCGCTTTGGCGTCGTCCGTGGGCAGGTCGAGCTCCTCGGCCAGCTTGCCTACCCCCATGCCATACATGGCGCCCAGATTGATCGTTTTGGCCTGCTTGCGGGGGATGTTGGCCATCTCGGCCACCATCGTATGGAAGTCGGTGGTCGGATCCTCGTTGTAGGCCTTCACGAACTCCGCCGCGCCGTCGAGCGCGATGCCTCGGGATTGGCCGTAGATGTGCGCGTAGTGGACCAAGATCCGCGGTTCCTGTTGCGAGAAGTCGATCGACGCCCATTGGTCCCCCTCTTCTGGCAGGAAGAGCGAGCGGATCATCGGGCCGATCTCTGGGTCGCGGGCCGGGATCTGTTGCAGGTTGGGGTTGGACATTGAAATGCGGCCCGAGACGGTGCCGCCGTCGTCCGATCGGATCTGGTTGATGTGCCCATGAATGCGGCCGTCGGCATGGCAGTGCTTCAGGATGGAGTCGATGAAGGTGCCCGACGTCTTGTTGAGGTTCCGCGCTTCGACGATCAGCTTTGCGAGCGGGTGGTCGTTTTCTTGCAGGAACAGCTTTGTGAAGGACGGGGCGCCCTTGTCGGTCTTTGGGTAGAAGATGCCCTGCTCGTCGAACGCTTTGGCCAGAGACTGGGCGGCCCAGATTTCCACATCGTGGCCCACGATGCGCTTGATCTCAGCCAACACGGCTTTCTCACGCTTGAGGATCGTGTCTTTGGTCCGTTCAGCGCGGTCCGTGTCCACCCGCACGCCGCGCATGGTCATGTCGACGAGGCACGGCAGCAGGTCGAGCTCAAGGTTGGCGATCTGCCACAGGTCTTCTTGTCCCAGCTTAACCGAGAAGTAATTCCAGAGCTCCAGCGTGATTTCGGCGTCCACCTCGGCGTATGGGCCGACATACATGGCGGGCATCTTCCACATCTCGGCTTTTGGATCGACGCCGAACTCGCGGGCCGCCTCGACAAGTAACTTTTCAGATTTTGTCTTGTTGAGGTGGTCGTAAGCCAGCGCGTTGAGGCTGTAGCTGAAACGGTTCTCGTCGAGCAGGGACGCGATCACCATCGTGTCAATGATGCGGCCGTTGACGTTGAATCCCATGGCCTTGATCCAGCCGAGGTCATACTGGGCGTTGTGCATGATCTTGTCAGCCGGGCTCTCGAAGACTTTCTTCAGCCAGCGGTTCACAACCTTCTCGTCGAGATTGCCCCCACCAAAATGGCGGATTGGGATGTATCCCTTCCAATCGTCGACGGCGATGGCATAGCCCACCACCTCGCCGTCCTTGGTCGGCCAGCCCGGGCCGTTGCTCTTGATGTGCGGGTCGCGCGTTTCGACGTCGATCGCGATTTTCTTCGCGTCCGACAGATCGGGCAGTTCGAGCGGGGGGATCCACTCACTCTTCGGGGCAAACATCGCCATCTGTAATCCTGCCAAGGTCCAGTTCCTTTCCACTCAGGGCAAATTCGCCGCCCAATCCTGTATATCCTGCCTTATCGACCCACGAGTCGGCGTGGTCGATCGTCTCCACGAGCCGACTGGTTTTGACCCAGTCCATCATCAGGGTGACGTGAGCCGGGGTTATCTCGCCGTGCTTTTTGATTGCGGCTTTTGCGATGACGTCCCAGCCGACTGCGATGCGCTCATGGTTCAAGAGCGCATCGCCGTAGTCTTTGGCCCGCGGGCCGTTAATCAATTCTTTTGCAGCCTGAAGGATTTGGTCGCGCCGCATCAATGTTCCACCTCGTTGACGACGCCAGACAGCACCATCTGACCGAGTTCTGCGTCAAAGGTGAATTTGGTGGCCGGGATGTTTTCGTCTTTAACATTCGGGTCGGCCCACATTTTCTGCGCGCGGTATTCGTTGATGTCCGTCACGCCGAGCTCCTTGTATTTTTTGCGGCGCTCTTCTTCGTAGGCCTTCCATTCGTCAAAGGTCATCTTGGTCATAGGTCGTAGCTCCTTTCCACGTCTTCGGCTTCCATGATGAACAGTTTTTGCTTTGTGCGCGTTACGCCCACATA